AATTCTTCTTTGAATTGTTCAATGTAATTGATAGCATCTTCTTCTGTTCCGCTCATGATAATCCGAAACAATTTTTTCATTTTTTCTTTACAAGCAGCAGGAGTTGAGGAACGAATTGCTTCACTACCCATGATTTTCAACTGTGGCTCTTCGTACCTCACTCCCTCTGAATCAAAGACATTCATGATATAACGTTTCTTTGCGGTCCAGAGTGCTCGGTCTGCAATAATTTCACGATCCATAAACATTAGATGTTGATAATGATTCATCCTCTTAGCAAGTTTGCGATAAGATTTGTCTATGTATGGTTCTATAAGTTGACTACTTGACTTATCTAAAAAATCTACAATTTTATTTACATCATTATCGTCTTTACCATATATGCTTTCAACAAGTGGGCCTAGATTCAGATATACACTATCAGTATCCGATGCAATCACATAATCTTCTTCTGTATTAAGCATTTTGTTCAAATAACAATTCAATTCATTTGCTATATAACGAATTACTAATTTTCCAGTGGAAGTAATAGCTTCTGCCAAGTCAACATCAAAATACCTAAAATACTCATTTCCCATAGCACCGAAAGCAGAATTTAATTGAATTTTTCGTGCCATCTGAAAGTTTTTATATTTTGAAATAGCGTTTACTGTATCACTTTTCAATTTTAGTAATTCAGAATCCGTTAAATTATTCAAGTTCATTTTTTACAATCCTCGTTTAGAAAGTTCTTTTTGTATTTCTTGAAGTTTTCTTTCTTCTTCGAGCATCTTCTTTTTGAAATCTTTTCGTTCTTCATATAATGTTTCCATTAATTCATTCATAAATCCCTTGAAATCTTTACGAAACATTACACCATTCGCAGCCACAGACAGGTTTTGTTCTTTTGATTTTGATAAAACTTTTTTTGCAACATTATTGTCATCAAGAAAAGAATCTACTGTTATCAAATCATCAGTCCAAACTTGCATTTTAGTTTCTGGTGATAAATTTAATTGGCGAATAATAGAAGGATATAGACTTGCCAAATCAAATGAAACGACCCACTTGTGCATTCCCAATATTGGATCTTTAACAAATGCACCCTCAAATTCAGAAGATTTGTGTGTGGTTCTCTTTGGTGGAATGACAATACCTTTACGGAGTAGATGATTGAAAATCAAAGTGTCCCACATACGGACTTGTCCGAAACAGTTTCCGTAGTTGACTTTGCAAAGATATGCTAGTGAAACAATCATCTCAAGAAGTTTTAGTTTGTCCTCAAGACGTTCAACTAATTCTACATCTTTGATGTTGTATTCAATGAACTTCTGATAGTCATTCTTGTAGAGTAGATGTAACGTACCTTGTTCAGAGTAATCAAGTTTGCGCTCTCCTAGTTCCACATTTGCGATATGGTCAAGACGATAAGATTCTTGTGGAGAGTAGATGAATTTGCGATACATCAACAAATAGTCAAGCGTTTCAACACCTACAATTTCATAAGCCTGGAGTTCTTTACCACCCATTCCAAACAACGTGTACTCATTGATTTTTCTCCACGGAGACAACAAACGATATGGATTTTTGGTATTTTTTTTAAAAAGACGTTTTGCACGATTGACAAGGTAAGGTATGTCAAATGTCTCTACGTTCCATCCTGTGAGAACATCTGGTGATTCTTTGTCCCAAATTTCAAAGAACTTTTCCAACATGACTCGTTCACTCTCAAAACGAAAATAGAAAACATCGTCCCTGTCATAGACAAACTCATCGGTGCCAAAGACATAAACTTTTTTGTCAATCTTGAGTGTGATAGCTGTAACTTGTTCGTTTGCGGTTTCTATGTTTGGAAACCCTTGTTCCGAACTAGTTTCTATATCTAGGTAAGCAATACGAATTTGTGAGAAGTCGTATTCAATATGTTCTTCTGGAAAGTGTTCTGCAAGAAAAGAGAACTCAAACTTGGTATTTCCATGAATCTCAAAGTTCTCAACTTCTTTGTACTTGCGTATAAATTCACGACACTCTTTGATGTTACCTGGGCGTATTTCACCCATAAGTTGACCATCAAGTGTTTTGAATTTACCTTGATTATTTCTGGCAGGAATGTAAAGAGGCGGGTGATACTCTATACGATCTTTAAACCGACTACCATCGCCAGAGACACCTCTGAATAGAATATGATTTCCGATACATACAACATTTGTGTAAAAACTCATTATTTGTCTAGGTTTAAGATTCTAACATAATCCACTTTTAACTCATCTAATCTAGTATAACACAATAGAATCTGTTTGTCAATCCAATTCTTTTTAGTATTGAACTGTCCCAACAAAAACAAAATTTGTAAATAACTCAACCAAATATACTTCATAATCTCCTTTCGTAATTACGAGAGAAGACCATCTTTATATTGAGTTTTTCCGTTCACTCTCAATGCCGTCATTGCTTTATTACGATTACTTCCATCTTTTCTATACGAACAATGCACCCATCCACTATGTGGATCTTTTCCATCATAAAACTCAAGAATAAGCTGGTCAAAATCTAAATTGGCCTCAATCCAGTGTGCAATGTCTGGATTAGATATTCTGGAAGATTCAAAATCCGCCGCTTCTCCATTACAATGCTGGCTCTTCCCTGACCCACCAACTGCTTTGTTTAGTGCAGGGCCACGATAACCACTATTGATGCGAATAGGACCAAATTCCTCTCTCAATGGTTGTAGAACGTGATTGCAGAGATTCACTAAATTAATAACGTGTTCCATTGTCGGCGTATTAACAAGTCCCAATCTCTCTGCTGTAGAACTTTTCGTCATTTCCGTCAATGCAAAATTTTTTGTAAGATAAATTGACATATTTTTCCTAATCTTGTATGACTTCTATTGTTCTAGAATTTGGATCAAATCTAACTTTCAGATCAATTTCAATTGGAAGAAATTGTCCGTCTTTCATAGGAACTGGTAGTTTTCCTTCTGCTGCAGCCTGAAGTGCTTCTGTTGCAGATTGGTGTGGATGGTTTGTATCATCCGCTATGATTTTGTCAAGTTCTTCTTTCGCATCATCTGGTAACAAATCATCTAACATTTTATCAACATGATCTTTTGCTAGGGTTTGAGCTTTATCAACTATCAACCCAGATACAACATTAAATAACATTCCTGCCAATGGTAACATATAATTCCCCTCTCAATTAGTTAAAAAATAAAAAAATACCCCATCAAAGTATATATCTCTTTGATGGGGTTTAGAGGATTACTTATCCTTGTGATCAATCACTTTTGAATGATTTTTGATTGGGATAAGCCGAGGTTTCTTTTCCTCTGGAATCACTTTTTCAAGTGAAATATTCAGAAGACCATTTTGGAATTCTGCTCCCTTTACAACCATATCGTCTGAAAGGGACCACATACGAGAAAATGACCTTCTCGCAATTCCACGATGAACATATTTCTTTTCATCTGGATTTTTGTCTTCTGTTGAACGAACAGTAAGCGTACCATCCGCTACTTCAACTTCAATATCATCTTCGGAAAACCCTGCAAGGGCTATTTCAATGATATAATTATAATCATCCACTTTATGAATATTGTAAGGTGGATAACTTTCTTGTTGTGAAGTTGGAAATGACATCAGACGATTGAACATAGAGTCAAACCCTACGGAAAGTCCCAAGAACTTTTCCAAGTCGCCTGCTGTGAAATGTGAATGTCGTGCTAATTGTACCATATTACCTCCTTATAAAGCAAGGTTGGTTGTAAGAAGATTCGTCCCGAAGCACACGGCAACGAATCGGTGAAGAGAGGTTTCCACAATTGGACAACCTCAAAAAAACTATTTATGCAGCCTCAGTAAGAAAAGATGAAATAGGAACAATATTGACTCTTTCTGAACTATGGTTAAGTATCTTTTTGTAATCCTCTTTACAATTAAACTTGATGCCTTTGTGTTCAAGTTTAGTTTTTATTTTGTGGTGATTCTTATTAATTAAGAAACGATTTTCCAAAGTATCTTCTCCCCCATCCTCTAATCGTATAAGATGGTCAAGTTCATAGTCACTAGAATTTAATACATCAATAATATCCATTTTGTTTCCATCAACTGGATTAATACCTTTCTGTCTTTCAAAAGAATCAAATCTATCTTTAATTGTAATTGTACCTCTTTTACTACTAGTCCTTGGTTTAATAAAAGATTGCGCTTTTTTATTTGAAAGAAAATCTTTCAACGCAATATTCAACATTGTATTCATCATTGATTCATCAGAAAGAGATGTTGCTGACGAATATGCATATTGTTTTCCATTTTTGTTATCATAAACTATAGTAGTTTTATCTCTTCTTCTTGCAATTTCTTGTTCATAGAAAATTCCAAATGCGTCAGTAATATTTGAAATTTTGTATTTTGGTAATATTAGTGAAAGAATTTGAAACCAAGTAAAATCTTGTCTTGTTCCCCACTCCTTTAGTTTTTTATTTTTTTTATCTTGGGGATACGAACTCATATTTGCTCTTAATATGGTTTCAAATAAATCATTGTTCTTATAATCCTTTTCATGTTCCGAATCATCTTTATACATATAATTATTAGTTTGATAGTCGAAAAAATTTCCTTTATCAAACCCATCAATACGAATGATACTCTTTGGTTTTCTACTAACGTACCAATCATTCTTCTCAACTATGTTTTGATCAACATCTTTTCTAGTATTGTTTAACCCGACCTTAACATAGTACTTCTCAAACTCTTTTCCCCATTCACGTATTTTATTAGCTATAGGAACATCAAATGCTTGTCTAAACTCTTGTGGATTCTGTGTCACACCGGCATTTACTACATTGAATAGAAGGTGAGCTTGTTTTTTTGTACATCCTAAAATTTTTATAATTGGAATAATTTGGTTTTTCAAAGCAGTTTGAAGTTCCAAATCAAGTTCCCTGAACAACTTCGGGGATTGTCCAAGATTCATTTCCCAAGATTTGTCTGCATCCAACCATCCTGACACAAAACTAGTTTTTGTATGATCAGTATAAGGATAATGCGGATATTTAATATTTCCGTTTTCATCCAGTGTATATTCATCAGTTTTATACAAAAGATACTCAAATATACCAGTATCGACTGCAAACTCATTATTAATATACCTAACATATGACCACGTTTTTTGTTGACCATCGTTATTAATATACCTAACATATGACCACGTTTTTTGTTGACCATCGTTGTTGAGGTTAGAATAATTATCATCAACAAAACCTTCAAAAAACTTTACATCTTCGATTTTTCCATAAGTCCTATTCCATTCTCTGCAAGCATAAGTATCAAGTAATAATATAGCACTCACATTCATACCAGATAATACAGAACACATGAAATTCTTTTTTTGAGTCAATTGCCAAACTTCATCTCTTTGTATGTTTTCTGGATAAGCAATTCTATTATTGACATGAAGATGAAGTAACTCTTCAATTCTCATTGTCTCAAATTTTCTTTTCATAGTGTATTGTTTGTGTTTCAATCTCATTTCATTTCCTTATTGATTGTTTAAGATAATTATATCACATTCTACGAAAGTGTCAAGGCTTTTTTATTCTTTTCCATCCGAACCGAATGGTAAATGCGAGTCCTCAAAGGCAGGGTAGTCCTAATCTGGGTGTGATTAGATTTGTAATTACCCAGATAGGATAAAGGCTCAATGCAATCCAAAACCAT